AGCTGAACCATTAGAATAGTGATATGCCTGAACACCAACCCAGTGAGATGTACCTGAAGGCTGGTTAGGTGGGTTACTCCAAGAATCAATAAATCCTGAACCCCAATCAGCAACAGTGTTGGTCATGTCTTGACGACCCCAACCCATCGCACCAGTCCAATAATCAGTATTACTTGTTATACGAGGTCTTGCTCTGTAATATTCACCACTATCTCTTGTATGTCCTGGCTGATTTAACCAAGCCATTGTTCTATTACTTACACCTTCAAATCTTGTACTATGAGCAGATGCACCATTGAAGTAGTAAGCAGTATTGTTTCTGTCGTAATAAATTGGAGCTCTTACGTCAGTTCCAACATAAAGATTTCTATAAATTTCAGCGTATGAATTTCCTGGGTTAAGTCTTAAACCCCAGTTTCCTGAACTGTTTAACAGACCGAAACCTGAACCATCATAATAGAGATAACCACGGCGGCCTGTACCTGAACCTTGAGAACCTTGATAACGGTCGTATATAATTAAACCACCAGAACCTGAAGCACCATCTAAGTGCCAATAACTTGAACCTGGGCTATAGAAATGTCGACCTGTAGATTGGTTATATAAACCTTGGCCTGCATTATAGTTTCTGAACCATGCATCATTATAACATTCATTAACTCTTGTAGTTCTAAATCTTGCATCACCTGAACTTGAACCGAAGTAATAAGCTGTATTATTTCTGTCGTAGAAAATATTACTTCTTGTATCGTTCATCATAGAGATGCTATTACCATTCCAATAATAGTTTGTATCATCTCTATCGTAAATGAAGTTAACTTGTAGTGTACCGTTAATGTAAGTTGTTCCGCCTACATACCAGTTAATATATGTTCCGTATCCTGACCTTGCGTCAAGGTGTAAGTTACCGTTTGTAGCAGCAACAGAAGCATAAGAACCAGTCCAATGTCCGTTAGTACCAACTGCAAGATATGCTCCCCAAGTTGGGTTAGGTCCATATAATGTACCACCTCTAATACGCAATGCTGCGTTAGAAGTAGAGTGTGGATCCATGTAATACCCAGTATTATTTGAATCATAGAAGATTGGAGCACGATAAGAACCACGGGCCTCCATATATCCTGACTGAGCATATTCTTCCCAAGTACCATTGTGGAATATTTCAGTTCTGCCGTTACGACGCCAGATTGTCATCCATTCGTTATCAATGTCGTTGTAAATACCAACTTCATTATTATTGGCTGACATCAATACATAACGACCGTTAATTGAATAACCTTCCCAGCCGCCTTTACCGCCACCGTTTGTTTGGATTGAACCATAATTACCAGAAGGCCAATCTAAATAAACATCACCAGCATTGTCGTAGCAAGGATAAAGTCGATTTGTTCTGAGTGTATTGAAACGCGAAGTACTTGCTGGGTCAGCATAATAACCTGTATTATTCCTATCATACATAATAGGAGTATCAAATCTTGACGATACTAATACATGACCATTACCTCTAATAATCTGATTCCAAGAACCTCCAAATCCACCATCACGGAAGATGAAGTCCTCTCCACCTGATGTAGCAAATTCAAAGTGGTTATCGTTAGAATCAGTTGCTCGTATATAACCTCTTAAGTTTCCAGCACTTGTATAGAAGTAATGCGGAGTTCCATTTTGATTTCTTAAACTTCCGTAAATGTTTACTTCGTTCATCCTAGAACTAGAGGCAAAGTCACCGTAATAGAATGTGTTATTACTATCATAATAACGTTGTGCATACATATCACCTGTATTAATGTTAACATTATACATCGCGGTAGTACGCATTGATACTTGACGTTCTTTAGTTCTTCCGCCAGGTAATGACGAGTTTGTAATACTTGTGACTAAGTTTCTATCATCACCGTTTGCATTTCTTACGTGAACAGCGAAGGAGTTCCAATAAGATACTCTTGGCCACCAGAAACATAATACTCCATTGTATTGGAACATATACATTGTACTGAAACCAGCTTTACCAATGTGTTGACCTGAATAGTTAATAATAGTATTAGCATACAAGTAACCTTGTGCGGTGAACATAAATGGTGGATCACCTGAATAAGATTTACCTGTTGCTTCAAGTACGAACGAAGCACCGTTAGTTGCTGTCGCAGGAATACTTGTTTGAACAAGAGTACCTGCTGTAAAGTCAGAACCTGTATGATAACGTGTCGTTACATATAATCCTCTCAACTGAAGGTCGTTAAACCTTGAGTTGTTGTTCATATCAAGATAGTAACCAGTATTATTATAATCGTAAATTAATGGAGTTCTGAATTGAGCAAACGCGTATGTAATACGGTCAGTATCAACTCTGAATGATTCGTATTGACCAGGTGAGAAAGATCTGAACCTTCTACCCGAGTAATAGTTCATATAAATGTCTAAACCATTTTGAGCATCAATATGTAAATTACCACCAAGATAAATTCTACCATTATTATTTACAGATGTGATTGTTGCGCCGTTTTCAATTTGAACATTATTGAATCTAACGTTACGCATTCTTGCATCACCTTGGCTTGAACCAAAGTAGTATGCTGTATTTTCACGTTCGTAGAATATGTTAGCTCTTACATCATTCATGTAAGATACACCACCAAAGTCACCGTAGTATGAAGCATTATTTGCATCATAGTATACAGGAGCACGCATATGTCTTGTTGCGTGAAGTACTTCAGTAATTAATCTTGCGTTATATTGTACTCTGTCACCCCAAAGAACAAAGTCAGCTCCAGTTCCATCTGGGTTGCCATCAGATACTCTAATTTCTGCATCAAACGCTGTGTTAATAAATCCGATTCTGTTGCCCGCCAGCGTCAACGTATTGAAGTGTGATTGACCTGCTGGATTAGCATAGTATCCAGTATTGTCTGTATCGTAAAAGATTGGAGCTCTCCAATCCTGAGAAGCAGTACCACCAACACCGATTAATCTACCATCATTCGCAATATAAGACCTATCAGAACCATTTTGTCTGAACTGAACAATTCTATTTGAGTTTCCGTTAGATACAATGTACCAACGGTTAGAGTGCATTTGAATCTTACCTACACCTGCACCTGGGTTACCTGTCCAGCTTGAATTACCGTCTGAACGAATATCAGAACTTGTAATATTAATCGCATTAGCACCGCCGTTGAAATCAACGTCGCCATTAAATACCATTGCATTAAATACAGATGTACTTGCTGGGTCAGCATAATATCCAGTATTGTCTCTGTCATAATAACGGTTGAAGTAAGCATTGGAACCATACAAGTTATTTCCAATAATAACTTCACCGCTTGTATTAATTCTAAATCTCTCAGTACCCCAAGATTGATTGATATGACCGTGATTTTGTTTGATTCTGAAATCGTTATCTACATAACCGAAACCAACTGACCAAGTTGTTGAATTATATCCACTTGAGAATAAAATAGAAGGTCGGTCAGTACCACTAGGTACACTTTGTGAGCTCCTATCACCAACTCTGAATTCATGAACAATACCCCAAGAGTGATTACCGTATTGGTTAATTGTCCTTGCTGCAGTATAGTTTCCTGGCGCTGAACCTGTTCTATATACTGTTAAGATATCTGAACTTCTTGTATCTTGTATTTCTAAATCTTTGAACCTTGAACCTGAGTGAGGATCTACATACCAGGCTGTATCGTTTAAGTCATATACAATAGGTGTTCTGATTTGTCCACGAACGTCCATTCGACCGCTCGTATTTAATCTCATCTGATAAGTACCTGCGCCATTACCTGATGTGAATTGTAAATTACCGCCTGAGTTAGAACTTAAGTTATCTGGTGATTCATAAATCTTCCATTCATTACCACCTTTCCAACGAATACCTTCTTGAGGGCCTGGGTCATTGAATGAAAGGTTGTTTAGATTTTCAATTGAACCGTTATTCCAGTTCCAAGATCCTACAACATTACTTCCATCTTTAGGGTCAATATAATATCCAGTATTATCTCTATCTCTAAATCTTCTTGCATCAATAATGTCAGCTGTAATATCATCAACAGTTAAGTCACCTGTTATGGTTGCATCTCCGCCGATTGTCACATCATCAAGTACTTGTAAATCATCAACTAATAAATTAGATTCAGCATTACGACGCTTGAGCATAATTCCAGCAAACTGTCTTAAAGCACCGCCAGAGTTATAGTTCATTAAGATACGAATTCTTACGTAATAACAACCACCTCCGTCTGACCCATTATATGGAGTATGAGATGTTGGAATTGTTGTATGGTTCCTATATGTATTCCAAGATGTACCTGTATAGTTTGCACCACCAACTACAAAGTATGTTGTACCTGTGTTTCCAGCAATAGGTCTCTTCTGACTATCAAATCTTTCAATACCATAATAAACCAAACCGCCTGAACCTGAAATACGCTTAACAGAAATTTCACCGTATAATTCTTCACCAGGAGCAACAGGAATGTAATCTGAATAGAACGTTCTATAAGCAGATGTTTGTAATACATAAGAACCTGCGAAAGGACCGTCTGTTGTTCTAACAAATTCTGATGTTGTACCTGTAAGCGGACTTTCGTTAGGTGCCATTGCTTTGATGACACGCTTATCAAAATATTCTGTTCCATCAAATAGTACTAAGTCAGCTCCACCTGAACCGTATGTTTTAATAATTTCAATGTTTTCGTTTCCACCGTTAAGTGCAAAACTACCTGCTGACACAGTACCATTAAAGTGAGCATCACCAGTATCAAGGTCAATACTTGCTCTTAAGTTTCCATTACCTATGAATACAATTTCATTAGGATTAGATGTACTGAAATGTGAACGATATGGATTATTATTACCTGCCCACATGATACCCCAGTCAGTAGCTGTATTCCAAATCCAATGAGTATAATCTTGAGCCTCTAATAATTTATTATTATTGCCATCGCCTGATGTATCAAAACCTTGTCTGAATATTCTACCGTCAATCATTAATGCACGGTTTGTATTACCTGCAGCTGGGTTTAAGTAATAAGTTGTATTGTTTGAATCGTAATAGATTGGTGCTCGCATTTGATTGTTTGCGAGTAAATATCCACTTCTTGTTTCTGCTTGAACTATTCCATTATAATAAATTAATGCTCCTGCATTTCTATACCACTGTTGGGCCCATTCATTATCTACATCGTTGTATATACCTGCACGGTCGGCACTTGGAGACATAAAGTTCCATTGACCTTGAATAGAATATCCTGCCCAACCATTCTTCTGACCACCAACTTCCATTGAACCATAATCACCTGATGCTGCATCAGCGTAATATGTAGTTGCGTGGTTAAAGTAATATCTTAATGCTTGAACTGCATTGAATCTTGATGTATTATTAGGATCTACATAATAGCCTGTATTATTTGAATCGTAGAAGATTGGTGTTCTTAACTGTTGATTCGCAAGGAAGTATCCGTTTTCAGTTCTTGCACGCTCAACACCCGCATGCATTAACCTCATTACTCCACCACGTTCACCATACCAGAACCACTGATTGTCTACATCGTTATAAACACCTGTGACGTTTCCGCCATCGTGCATAAAGACAGAACGATCATTAATACTAAATCCTTCGTATCCATTTCTTCCACCACCGCTTACGGCAAGTGAACCAAATGTTCCTGTAGGTTCCCTTAATATAACAGCGTTACCATCAAGCTTGATTGTATTGAGTCTAGATTCGCCGTTTGGATTTGCGAACCAAGAAGAATCATTTAGGTCATAATAAATTGGTGAATAGGTAGCAGTATCAACTCTTAATGAACCAAATATCTGAGAGGTATAGCCTCCGTTCGAAGCACCTGAAGAACCTGAGAAAGTACCCCATCTTTGTAATGGTGACCAAGCTGCAGTACCAATTGTTTGTGAAAGATATATTGGAACTCCACCACCGTGGTCAAACTTATGTAATTTATGAGCCCAGGTATTACTATTGTAATTACCTCTCATCATCAATCCGTTAGTGCTTGAGTTTGCTCCGCCAATATTTTCATTACCAACATTGATGTTCATAAACTGTTGATAAGAAGTACTTGCTGGGTCAGCGTAATATGTGGAATCATTCCTATCATAGTAACGATAGAAGTAAGCATTATTACCAGTTACATTACCTGAGAAATCACCTGTTCCTGCGTATACTGAACCCCAACGATAACTTGAATTACCTAAACTACCAGAGTTGTTAACGACTGGGACAAGATTACCACCAGCTGCTCCGCCGTTTGTTCCAAATACGTAATGAGTAATTGCTTCGGAAGAATTAAAATACCAAGCGGCGTTAGAACCTGTAGTGACAGCTCCATCAGCATGCCAAAATGTAATAGAACCTTGCTGTAATCCACTTAATCCTGGTTGCTCTCCACTGTTTTGGTCTGATACTGTAAGTCCTACACCACCGCCATTACTTTGTTTTTGTATTTCAATTCCGCTTGAATAGAATTGTACTGTATTGTTTCTTGACCTAAATGCACCGTTATTAATCTGTAAACGATTCACACCATTTGTTTGGAAAAGTAATGTATCGTTACCTGAGAAACCAATTAAAGTATTTGTATCACCACGATGTCTTATATAATCATCAATGTCAACTGTATTTAATTGTGAATCACCATCTGCATCAAGGTAATATGCTGTATTCTGATATGAATAATATCTGTTAAGGTGAGCATCACCTGTAGAATAAATTGTTTTATTATTTCTGACTCTTAGGTATGTGCCATCTTGCATATACCAACCGCCACCCCAACCAAAGGCAAGTTCTTCGTCTTTCAGGAAGGATGCTGTACCACGACCAAAGATAATACCGTCGTTATTTCCATTTAAATAAATTGAACCGCCAACATGGACTTTTGCATTACTTGGTGTTGTTGTTAATGCTGTGTTATCACCACCGTCTGTATAAGTAGGTGAAGCACCTGCATTCATCATTATATTTGCGCTATCGTCAACAATTAATATTTCACTTGCGCCTGATGTCCACCATCCCCAATTTGTTCCGCCTTCTAAAATTTGATATAAGTTGCCTGAACTATCACCACGAATTGACGAACCGCCTGCTCCGTCGTGTCTAAATTCTATGTACCTTTGACCATTATTAAATGGATTACTTGTTGGGTCAATTCTGTTAAGATACATTAATGAGTATCCGCCAGAATAATTACCACTGATTGCTACAGTTGTGTTTTGTCCTGAAGCAATATCGCTATGCCCTGCTAATGCAATACCACCATTACCTGAATTATCATCATATCGAGTATAATTACTGACTGCATCAATACGAATACCACCAGCAAATGTTGCTGCTAAACTTGTGTCAGCAGGATTTACATAGTATGCATTGTTTTGTCTATCAACAAATCTGTCTGCTTGAATATCACCTTGGACAATAACAGGTTGGAAGAATGTTGTATTTGCACCGGTAATATTAACTCTTTCAGCACCACCCGTTACGAATGTAATACTATCATTTGCGTCAAATCCAAGATATGTATTTGTATCACCACGATGACGAATATAACTATCAATATCAATTTGTGCCATCTGAGAAGTAGATGCAAAGTCACCATAATAATTTGTATTATTGTTATCGTAGTAAATAGGTGAACGCATTTGGTTATTTGCTAACACATAAGTATTGTTAACTAATAATCTTTGAGCGTTTCCTGTGACAACTTCAAAACTGTTTGCGCCATTAAAGTTTAAATATGTATCAGTATCACCGTCGTGGAAAATAGTTCCGACGAGAGCAATACCATTTAGTCTTGAATTACTTGCTGGGTCTAAATAATAAGTTGCGTTATTTAAATCGTAATATCTTCCTGCGTATAAGTTAGGGAATATACCATCAACGGTACTTGTAAAGTTTGTGCCATTGATTTCAACTCTTTGTGTTGCATCAGTAAAGAATTGAATATTGTCGTTTGCGTTAAATCCAAAATAAGTATTTGTGTCGCCGTTGTGAACAATCCAATCATCAATTCCAATTGAGTGTAATACAGAATCAGAATTGGGATCCACAAAATAATTTGTATTATCTGAATCTAAAAATCTTGAAGCTGAAAGGTCACCTGTGAATGTACCATTAACTGCTGTGATATCTCCATTGACATCAAGGTCGCCATTGATTGTGACTCCTGAATTATTCGCAGTTAATCTCGTTGTGCCATCGGTATCTAAATCAATCGTAGCAGTTTCAAATCGTAATAATGTATCCGTGTCACCGTTATGGAAAACATTATCATCAACACCAATTTCATGTATTGTTGAAGTACCTGAAGGGTCAAGTATATAACCATTATTGTTAGTATCAATTAATCTTGGAGCATATAAGTCAGGTTGAACTGTGACCGCACTGTTTGTGACTGTGATACGATTTGTTCCACCTGTAGAAATAACTGCTGAATCATTTGCATTGAAACCTACATAAGTATCAGTATCACCACGATGTCTTACATAATCATCAATATCAATACGACTCATTGTTGATGTTGCGTTAGGATTTACAATATAATTGCCATCGTTAACATCAATAAACTTCTTACCGTATACATCTTCACCAGCTCTAACGTTTCCTACTGTTGCTTGAATATCGCCTGCGGATGCTGTAATATTTCCAGATGTTGCTGTAATATCTTGTGCTGCCGTGACATCATTACCTGCTGTCACATCACCTGTTGTAGCAGTTACGTTATTTTGAGCGGTGACACTATCACCTGCTGTTACGTTTCCTGTTGTTGCTGCGACATTTGTTTGTGCAGTTACGCTTCCTGCTGATGCGGCAATATTACCTGTCGTTGCTGTAATATTATTTTGTGCTGTAATACTATCACCAGCAGTTACATCACCTGCTGTTGCTGATATATCTCCTGTCGTTGCTGTGATATCGTTTTGAGCAGTAATACTTGCGCCCGCAGTTACATTTCTGCCTGCTTCAACATCTCGCTCAACTTCAAGATCGCCACTTGCATCAGATTTCATTGCCCAGTTAGCAGCGTTATTTAAAAATCCGATTTCACCGTTCTGATGATATAAAGTTCTGTTAACACCTTGACCATCAAAGAATATCTGTGCAGCACCTGAATCATCACCTATTGTAAGGTCACCTTCAATTGTAATGTTTCCTGTTGCTGTATCATCAGCATCACTTCTTAAAAATTGTTCAGCTTCTAGACCGTCAACTGTATCAGCGTCAAATCCATTACCAGGACCTTCATCTGCAGTTGTAATAATTCTACCTAATACTGAACCACCAACTTCAAGTTGCCAATAATCGTTCGTTTCATTCCATACAAGTTTAGGATTTGCTAAGGTACCTCGTTCAACTTCAATACCACCATTTTCTGTTGGAGCTGAACCTGTATAATTTGCATTAAGTGTAATTACATTATCAGATAATAAAATCTCTTCGGTATTGACATATGTCGTATTACCTGATACAGTAAGGTCTCCACCTATTGTCACGCTTCCTGCGATAGATGCATTTTGTTGAGCTTCAAGGAATGCTTTAATTACTGCTTGACCATCAACAGTTAAGTTAGTATCAATTTGAGCAGACCCTGTGACATCAATATCTTGGCTGAAGAATATATTACCTGCTGCAGTATCATCAGCATCGGATCTTAAGAATTGACTTGCTTCTAAACCATCAACCGTATCTGCATCTAATCCATTACCTGCGCCTTCATCTGCAGTTGTAAGAATACGATTACCTTCAATCGTTGTAGTAGAAAGGCCTGTAAAGTCAGTTCCTGTACTTGTGAATGCTAATTTATTTGAACCTGCATATTTAATAACAATACCTGCGGTACCGTCATAAAATTCAATACTATTTCCTTGCTGAGGATTTGTGATGGAGTAATCGCCTGTTCCAATATTGCGAATCTGGAGTGAATCAGAATCGCCTTCAAATTGTGCTACGATTGTGCCAGCAGAAGCTCCACCTGAATTGGTGACTTTTAATGTTGGTGTACTTTGCGTACCTTGTGTAAGGACTGTATCACCGGTGACTTGAAGCTGTTCTCCAGTATCGGTATTGCTTCCGATTACAGCATTCTCCGGTGTCAAGAGTCCATTCTTGACTATAAATTTTTTGTCATTTGCCATTCGGTTCACTCTCCCCAGATAGGCGATTTAAATTGTTCAACTGTTATGTTTTTATTTATATTATTAGGCCTCAGTACCTGTTATAATAACTGTAAATACTGTGCTCGTAGCAGAAGTTGGAGTACATTGTAGTCTTGAGAACCCAAAGTTCGTATTGACTTCATACGTAGCAAGTTCTCCATTTGGTGCAATACGAGCAAACTCTGTTGCGTATATATTGCTTCCATCATCAACTGCTAAAATCTTTGTCACATCAACAGTTGACCCGGACTTTGCTGTAATGATATATTCAATACTTTTAAAGAATCCTTGTATGTTTGAGTCTAAAGTTGTTGCTGATGTTGACGTTGTTGTAGTTTCTTTACTTGTAATTCTTGCGTGCTCTAAATTAAGATTACCATCAACATTAATATTTCCTGTCGCTGTCATACTTGGAACAAATAAGTTCCCAGTCATTGTATCGCCAGTTACATTTACATATCTTGAGTCAGCAATTGTTTGTGTTAGCACAGCAAGATTATTTGTCGTAAAGCTAACAACATGACCAAACTTATCGAAGTTCATACTTTCGATAACTTCAGCATTTGCTAAATCTAATGTACCTGTATTCGCAACATTTGATGTATCGGCGTGAGTAAGAACAACGTTTGCTGTTAATGGTCCACCACCCGTAACACCGTCGGCACCTGTGACTGACCTATCAGACGCTTTTAGGAATAACGTTTCTGTTTCGGTTTCTGTATAATAACGATTATCTAACTGACCTGCATCAAGTTCGGTTTCAGTATAGTATCTGTTATCAAGTTGACCGTTATCTAATTCTGTTTCGGTATAATATCTGTTGTCAAGCTGACCTGCATCAAGTTCAGATTCAGTATAATAACGATCGTCTAATTGACCGCCATCTAATTCTGATTCTGTATAATAACGATCATCAAAATCAACTTGGTCAAGACCTGTGACATGACCATAAGTATCTAATACTACATCTTGAATTACTTGACCGCCACTTCCTAGTACACTTGGTTGTGAACTTGTATCAGCATGGTCAATTGTAATCGTTGAATTAGAGGATTGGTTAACTGTAAATGTACCGCCACCATCAATTGCATTTCCTGCTGTAATTGTTATGGTTGAGTCATGTACATTGGCGGCTGCTTGTGATTGGGCCGCAGCAAGAATATCAGCAGCATGTTGTCCATCAAGTAAATCTGCATCAAGTCCTGAAGTTGCTCCATCAACTGTCTTAATTGCTGTTAATATTTCAGAGGCAGTTTGGTCGGCAGTAGCACCTGCTTCGATTCCGTCAAGTTTTGCACCATCTACTGATACATCACGACCATCAACTGTTCCTGAGATTGTAATATCACCATTAATATCAATATCGGCAAATTGGTCGATAACCGTATTAAAGACAGAACCATCACCTGTATTAATCTGGTAGGTATTATTTGCGTTATACCATACAGTTGAATCTACACCCTTGACGGCTCCTGTGGTGACATTAGTTAAACGCCCATCTTCATCAACCGTAATGACAGGTATTGCTGAAGCAGAACCATAAGTTCCTGCGGTGACAGCCGTATTCGCGAGTTCTGTTGTAATTGATATAGAACCATTGCCTAAATCTGTAAGTGTTGTAGAACCGCTTCCTGTGACTTTACCAGTGAGTGCAACATCAATCTGTGGGTCAGGCTTATTTGTTGTATTTGTAAAATCTAAATAATATGAACCTTCTTGACCGTCGAGCAAGTCAGCATCAAACCCATTACCTGAGCCTTGAACTATACCATCAAGCTTTGCGCCATCAACTGATAGGTCTCTACCATCAACAGTTCCTGTGACTGTAATATTTCCTGTGACATCAATACCTGCACCGAAATCAACGTTTGCATCAAACTGAGAAATGTTGGCATCGTATTGAGAACCGTCACCTGTAATAATCTGATAAGTATTATTTGCTGTTAACCAATTCGTAGAACTTATACCTGCGACCGAAGCAGTAGCAGCTGCAGTGATACGTCCATCAGCTGCGATTGTAATAATAGGAATTGCTGTTGCCGAACCATATTGAGCAGCAGTAACACCTGAAGCAGCAATATCTGTTGTGATTGTTCCGTCTGCTAAATCAGTTAATGTAACTGAACCTGTGACATCGCCTGCGAGTGTAATTGTTGGGTCAGGTTTATTTGTTGCATTTGTAAAGTCAAGATAGAAATCACTATTTGCACCATCAAGTAAGTCTGCGTCAATTCCTGAGAACTGTCCATCATTACTTAAGATAACTTCTATGATTTCATTATTTGTAATTACATAAGGTGTATTTGTGAAGTTAGTATAATCTAAATAATATGTACCTTCTTGCCCATCAAGTAAGTCAGCATCTAATCCTGAGCCTGTACCATCAACTGTTTTTAAACCTTCAAGAATTTCATTGTTAGACATATCAGCTGTAGCACCAGCTTCAATTGCATCAAGCTTTTGTCCGTCTGCTAATATATCTCGGCCGTCAACTGTACCTGTGACTACTATATCACCCGTGACTGTTAAACCTGTAAATTCATCAATGACAGTATTAAATACGCTGCCATCAACTGTAGAAATTTGGAATGTATTATTTGCGATATACCAATCAGTATCAGAAACACCTGCGACTGATACATCTGCGGCTGCGGTAATACGACCGTCTTCATCAACGGTGAATGTTGGAATTAAAGAAGCTGAACCGTATGAACCTGCTGTGACTGCGGTATTCGCAAGTTCAGCAGATATGTTAATTGTACCATTACCTAAGTCAGTTAAAGTGGTCGTCCCTGACCCAGTTACCTTCCCTGTTATATTAACATCTATTTGAGGGTCAGGTTTATTAGTCGCATTTGTAAAATCTAAGTAATGCGATCCTTCTTGCCCGTCAAGTAAGTCGGCGTCAAATCCATTCCCTGCGCCTTCATCACCTGTTGTGATGATTCTTCCAATCGTTCCACCCGAAGCAATTTCCCAATAATCATTTGCTTCATTCCATTGTAGAATGACATTTGTTTCAGAACCTCTTTCAACTTCAAGACCTGCATCTTGAGTTGGACTGCCTGTATGATTAGCGTTAAGAGTAATGATATTATCAGATAACTGAATAGTTTCTGTATTGACATAAGTCGTATTTCCTGATACAGTAAGATCGCCTGTGATTGTTAAATTTGCTGCGAATGTATCATCAACATCGGATCTTAAAAATTGTGTTGAATCTAAACCATCAAGTAGGTCAGCATCGAGACCTGAACCTGAACCGTCGACTGTTTTAATTAAAGTTAAAAGGTCAGCAGGATCCGCACTAAACTCAACGATGCTCTCTGTACCGTTAACATCTTGTTTAATGTATATCTTACCGTCATAAGTGTTTATCGCAAGTTCGCCTAACTCCAGCTGAGCAGTAGTTGGCACTCGTCCTTGAACGGCACTTCTTTTTAACTTAATTAATGTCGACATATATATGTCCTTCTTATATCATATACCTATATAGGCAACTATTTAAAAGGTTCCTCCATCAAGTGTTGTCACGGCAACATCGCCGCTTGTCACTGTAAAGTTTGCTATATTAAACGAAGCAACACCAATATTGGTATCACTCGCTAATTCACCAGCAATTAATATTTGATTATTGCTGACGGTTGTATCTATACCTTCACCAGCAGCAAAGGTAATTGTTTCGCCAAGGGCAACTGTATCTACGCTGCCTGACTCTGCGGCTAATTCTATACCGCCTACTGTTAGATTATTTATCGCTGTATCTAAAGATTGTTTATTTACTGCATCTAAACTATTGACAGGGTCACTAACATTTGATATAATAGAGTTGTCAACACTCAATACACCAGAAGATGGATTGATTGTAATATCTCCTGAAGTAGTGGAAATAGCAGAATTCGCAAATAAGAAATTACTTCCTAATAGGATTTGTGTATCAACATTTAGTCCTAAAATGCGGCTATTACCACCAGCAGGGTTAACTCTATAATTAGTATTTTGACTGTCAATAAAGTTCCTTGAAAATACGGAACCGTCTGATACATACCAACTATTATTTGTATTATCAAAATATGTACCGAAGTTAAATGTAGAACTTAAGAAACCTAGTTTGGTTCCTTGAGCAAACATATACATATTTCCAGAACCAGTACCAAATGTAAGTGTTGTACTTGGTTTATTATAACCTACCCATAAATCAGCAAATCTTGAAGTACCTGCCGGGTCAGCATAATAATTTAAATCGTCTTTACTTACAAATTTCGTTGCTCGTAAGTCACCGTTTGATGTATCACCACCTTCTGCATTAATATATCTTGCATCAAGGTCTACGTAATTAAACGATGTTGCGATTGAAACATTTGAGTTATGAACAACTGTACCGTCACCTGTGACTGCTCCTGTTAATTCTATGTCAAAGTTATCAGTTTCAAAGTTTACTTTCTGTGACACGTTGTTTGCCGTAACAGTTAAACCGCGTTCGATATTACCATTTCTAACAGCATCTTCAACAACACCAAAAATAGATGGAACGAAGTCAACAACCGCGTTGGACGATACAGATAATGGAATATTTACAAGAGAACGAACACGACCATAAACGTCAAACTCAAAGTTTGGAACCGTGCCTTCAACACCAGCTTCTCTTAAACCTGTAAATGATTGCCATACTGGGTCTAATCCAACTTGAACAACATTATTTCCAGAATCATATGTTTCAATTGTTAATGCTGTTCCAATTTCAAAACTTGGTGTATTCGTTGTATTAAATAAATCCAATACATACGTATTAGCACCTTTCGTTATATGGAAGTCTCTATCAAAAGTATTTTCTACATAAAACTTAGTAACTGCATCGGAATTGTTGACAGGCTCCGCTAAACCTGTTATAATTGTATTGCTAACATCGATACTACCACTGACATCAAAGACAAGGTCAGTCGCAGCAGGAGTTGTAATTCGTTGTGAGTTGTCAATTGTAAATGCAGTAATACCTGCGGTGACAAATCTTAATTCATCGTTATCTGCACCAGGACTTGATTCTGCTTCAACAAAAGTATCTTGGTCAACGTCTTTAACACCACCTAGTGATGCCCAAGCATTTCCACTATATCCTTCAAATACTCCATCTGTTGTATTGAAGCGAACCATACCTGATGTTAATGAAGCAGGTCTCTCCGCGGTAGTACCGACAGGAACTGTAAGTGCACCTGTTGTATCAACCACAACAACTTCAGTATCACTATCAATTGTTCTTACATATAATGCATTCCAATTTGAACCTGTAGTACCTAGGTCATACGTAGCATCATCTTTAGGTAATAAGTCTGAGGTAAAGTCAGCAACAACGTTAATCGTATCTTGTACTTGGTCACCTAATGTTAGATTACCTGCGACCGTTAGGTTTCCTGTAAATGAACCGTCTCCGTCAACTGTTAATGTTGAACCATCCCAAGTAAATCCTGCGTCATCTTCAAGTACGCCATTAGGTCCTACAACAACTACGCGGTTATCGGTTAAGTTTCCTAATGATAATTCGTTCGTTGTTTGATTGTATGTTAAACCTGCATCACCTTCTATTGTTCCGTTTGCGCCTGCTACAAATACTTGCCCAGGTGTTACGGTATTAATTTCAGGAGAAGTTAAGAATTGTGAAGTTGCATTAACAACTAAATGAGCACCGTCATATTGGATATTATTATTTGAAGATAACGCACCAGTATCGGTTACGAACATCATTGTGTTCGCTTCGAGGTTACCTACTGATAAACTGTCACCTGATAAACCACCTGATGTACTAAAGTCACCATCAACAGAAATACCACCAAGTACTGTTAAGTTTGTTCCATCCCAAGAAAGGTTCGCCGTTCCATTTAATTCACCACCAGAACCTGCATATACAACTGCTTGGTTTGGAATATCGGCAACCGCAGCAGAGGCAAATGTTGCTCCACCTGTTGAAAAGTCAAATACTATCTCACTTAATGTAGAACCATATTTGAAGTCACCTGAAGAATCAATTTGAATTCTTTGTGTTCCACCTGTATAAAAATCTAATTCATCATTGTCTGCGCCAGGTGCTGTTTCAGCTTGTATGAAAGTATCTTTATCAACGTCTTTAACACTACCTGCTAATTCTGACCATTGTGTACCATCATAACCTTCAAATCTACTATCCGAAGTATTATAACGAACCATACCTATAGCAGCGGTTGGTCGGTCTGAGGTTCCACCTACAGGTAGTGTAAGAGCGCCGGTTTCATCAATCGTAACGACACCTGAAGAACTCTTAAGTGTCGGAGTAAATATTCTACGCCATTCTTTAGTAGGCGTACCTAAACTGTATGTATCTGATGCATCAGGAATCAAGTCCGATGTAAAGTCAGCAACAACATTAATGGTATCAACTTGATTATCACCTAATGTTAAATTACCGCCTATAGTGACATTACCTGTAATATCCGTATCACCATCTACTGTAAATGTTGTTCCGTTAAATGTTAACTTATCACTATCAACAAGTTCTCCGTCAACACCTGAGAATACAACTCTGCCTGATGTCAAATCAGTGACATTAACTGAACCTAATTCTGTTTGACCAGGTACTCTAAGTATATCTAAAAATACACCACCTGTTGCTGTAATGGAAACACCATCAAAAGATAGGTTAGCAGAATCAATAAGTTCGCCGTTTGCCCCGGCATACATAATACGACCTTCATTGAGGTCAGTAATATTAACACTTCCTAATGTTGCTTGCCCAGGAACGGATAAGTCATCTAAGAACACCCCGCCTGTTGCGATAATACTTGTGCCGTTAAATGTAAGTCCAGGTGAATCAATTAATTCTCCATCAGCTCCTGCATATACAATACGACCTTGAGTTAAATCTTCAACATTTAGAGAGCCGACCTCGGCCTGGCCTACAACATCTAATCCATCGAGGAATACACCGCCTGAAGCGATTAACGAGGTTCCATCAAAAGTTAATCCTGCACTATCAGACACAGCGCCATTAGCACCTGCGAAAAGTATTCGACCTTCTGTGATATCTCGTATGGATAAAGTATTAAATAGACCAGGCCCGGCGACATCAAGAGATGTAAGACCTGTAAGAGTTTCAGATGTATCACCTAGGTTTAGATTTGTTGTTCCTATGGTGAAATCTTTTGAAGATATAATTGTTGAGTTAGCTTCGAAGTTTGCTGGGTTGAAGCTTACATTTTCAAAATCTGTAATATGTCCGAAAGTATCAATTGAAATATTTTTCGGATAAGATAAATTTGGGTTTGTAGTACTGACAGCATTAGAAGTGTCAGCGTGACCAATAACAACATTTGCTCCTTGGTCATAAACTGTTTGAGATACAATGATTCCATCAGTATTCGCAACGGAAACAACGTATTCGCCGATTGTGTCAATACCAAGGACAACACTATCCGGAACGATTTGAGGCTTTCGTTCTGCTGGTGCTACAATAGGAGTGGATTGGTCTTGTTTCGGGACAGCCTTAATCGAGCGGCCGCCACCGATTTTGACTTTTATACTCACGAAACCTCCGTAATAGTATCGACTACGATCGCTAGGCCTTCAACTATTTTGGTAAGTTCTCCTGTTTGTTTTTCCATTATTACATCATATTGATATTTGCCCGGAGCGAGTGCTTCCGTTTGTTGGTCGGTAAGTACCAATGTGACGTCATTATTTGCTACTTCAATATTGAAATTAGTCGCTGCCGTGGACGAATATACTTTTCTTATGCTGCTATAGAAATTATAAACAGAAATAGTTGCGTCATCATATTCGACACCTTCGTCATTAAACAGGTTCAGCTCAGTCCTGAAGTCCATTCCTCTATCGATGTATATGTTAGCTCTTGATGCCATGGTGATGAAACCTTTTTAAATTTTTTATATTATTACCTTATTTATAATATCCAGTGCTACAAATAGAAAAGGACATTATGTTTAAATGCCCTTTTTGTGTAATCGGTATTAATGATTTAGAGCACCTTATACTCCATAATAAATTACTTTTTCAGTTGTTCGATTTCAGATTTTAGTTCTTTAATTGCTTCAATTAGAACAGCAGTAATGTTTCCGTATGCAACTGATTTAAGACCTTCTTCATCATTTCCAGTACGAACAACTTCTGGTAAAATTTCCTCAACTTCTTGAGCAATTAAACCAATTTCTTTACTGTCTTTATCAATCCTGTTATATGTAACACCTCTCAGGTTATCAACAATATCAAGTGCATTTGTTATTACATTAACATTTTCTTTTAGTCTCGCATCAGAGTTTGTAGTTACGTCTCCAGTAAACGTACCGTCGCCTCCACAAACGAATCCTTTTGTACCCATATCAAATCCAGCAACTACCGCATTACTTGAATCCCTAATTGTAATATCATGGGTATCATCGTTACCGTCAATGTATAATCCTGAACCGTTTTCATATACCTCAAAGTCAGAACCTGTACCGAAGTATAATTTAGCGTTATCGTTGAATACAATAGAACCTGTGGTGACTGTATTCGTTGCTGTTCCATCAAATGATCCACCACCTGATGGCCATGTTGTAATTGTTGAACCGCCTAGAGTAATTGAATTAACTGCGTTTAAGTTATGTACTGTTAATTCATCATCATCGTTGATATAATAGAAGTTACTCTCTGCTAATGAATCGGCATCCGAACCATCTGGGTTAGGAGTTGTTGTTCCATATAAAGGTCTTGCTCCTGAACCACCTTGCACCATTGTGATAAACATCGCGGTGCCTTGTAATCCAGAGTTATGGATTGTAGAAACATCAACATCAGTGGTAGACCCTGAAGAACCTTGAACACCTTGAACAGATATACCTATAGGTCCTTGAATACCTTGAAGACCTTGTAATCCAGAACCTGTAATACCTGAAACACCTTGTGGACCAGCTGGACCTGCGGGTCCTTGGAATCCATCCGCACCTTGCGCACCAGGAGAACCTGCTTCACCCTGAGCACCAGACCCAGCAGGACCCTGTTGACCAAGCTGCCCATCGGCACCAGTTATACCTTGAACACCTTGAGGGCCTATAGGACCGGAAGGACCTTGTCCACCAACTCCACCATCAATACCTTGTTCACCTTGGAAACCTCGGAAACCTTGGTTTCCTTGTCCACCAATACCTGTGTTTCCTTGTAATCCTCTTTCACCTTGGACACCTTGTGCACCAAGAGTACCTTGTGTACCTTGACCACCGCCTCCGCCGTCATTACCTTGAGCACCTTGAGAACCAGTTGTTCCTTGAGGACCTGCTTCACCAGCTCCATCGTTACCTTGAACACCCTGATAACCCGTAAATCCTTGTGCACCCTGAACACCTTCTCCACCTGGATCTCCTGGGCCACCCTGAATACCTTGAATGCCTTGAGGTCCCTGAATACCCGGAGCACCTGTTCCTGGAGGTCCTTGAACACCTTGGAAACCTTGAATACCTTGTAAGCCTTGAGTACCTGGAGCAGATTGTCCTTGAATACCAATTAGACCTTGAATACCTTGGAAACCAGTGAATCCTTGAGTACCTTGTAATCCTAATCCTGGAGGACCGTCAGTACCTTGGACACCTTGGAAACCAGCAGGACCTTGAGAACCTGTTCCATCATATCCTTGGATACCTTGTGTACCCTGAGTACCTGTATCACCTTGGACACCTTGGACACCAGTTCCTGTGATACCTGATATACCTTGGACACCTTGTAAACCTTGTGTACCAGTTCCATCAGCACCCTGTGGTCCTTGGACACCTTGAAGACCTTGCGAACCAGCACCATCAGTACCTTGAATTCCTTGAGGACCAGCAGGTCCGGGTTGCCCGTCAAGTCCGGCTGAACCTTGTGTACCGACCCCGCCGTCAGTACCTTGTGGTCCTTGAATACCTTGCGTTCCCTGTCCGCCGATTCCACCAGTCCCTGCTATACCTTGTGAACCAATAATACCTTGAATACCTTGAACACCCTGTGCTCCTGCACCGCTAGGTCCTTGGAATCCTAAATCACCTTGAAGACCGATAGGTCCTTGAGGACCTTGAGCACCGACTCCACCGTCATTACCTTGTAAACCTTGAATACCTTGAGGACCTTGAATACCGGCAGGACCTGAAGAACCTTGAGCTCCTGCACCAGTTTGTCCTTGTAAACCTTGAGGTCCTTGAATACCTGTGAAACCTTGGATACCCTGAGCACCTGTTGCACCGGTTGAACCTGCATCGCCTGTTCTTGCGAATGTAATTGTAATATCTTCTCCATCAGAGAATGAACCATTACCGTTTACAAATGCACAGGTGACATTGAAATATCCTGTGACTTCAGTTAAAGCTGAAATTGTAAATATTTGGAATACTTCAGGTTGTGATTTTTTCGTAACTTTAAAATGACCTTTAATAGGACTTGTTGAGTCATCAATTGTTCTTAAGAAAGGTTGAATATCAACAAAGTTATCATCCCTATCATCAATGAACATTGCTGTAGCAGATGAATATGTACCATTATTGAATTTTAATGTACCAACACCTGGGTCGTTGTTTAAAGTATCAGTACTGAATGTATAATCAAATGTAATACCACCAAATGAACCTTCAGCACCTTGTAAACCAAATGAACCTTGAATACCTTGAGGTCCTTGTAAACCTTGTCCTGTTGAACCTTGAAGACCTAATAAACCTTGTGTACCTTGCGCACCTTGAATACCAGCTGGGCCGCGAGGAATAAATGTAATTAATGTGGCAGGACCGTGAACTGCGTTAACTTGTGTTTGCCAACTTGATACATTACCGTCAACATAGTTAACATCAAAGAAACCGTAATTCTTAGCACCAGAATCCCAAGTCCAATCTGTAATTTCATAAACCATCCAATGGTGACCAGCAGGACCATTTCCATCGTCGTAATTACCTTCTTGTATTTTTAGATAACCTTTGACTGCACCTGGCTGAGCATCGATGAAATCTAAGAAAGCATCAATCTCTTGTGTATATTGGTCAGCAGGAATATCATCAAGTGTAATTAATGTAGCACTTGCTGGATTAGCATTATTAAGTTTCCAATTGTTTGTACCTGGGTCTGTTCCTCCAACAATATTACTTGTGAAGTTCCATATCCATGTTAAACCACCATATTGACCTTGTTCACCTTGTAAACCTTGGAGTCCTTGTAATCCTTGAATACCCTGAGTACCTTGGATACCCGTAATACCTTGTTCGCCTTGTAAACCTTGAAGTCCCTGTAATCCCTGCAGTCCTTGAACACCTTGTGTACCTTGAGTACCCTGAACAGATTCACCTTGTAGACCCTGTAAGCCTTGTAAACCTTGAATACCAGTTGTTCCTTGAGGACCTTGAGCACCTTGCGTACCTTGTGGACCAAAGTCACCTTGTAAACCTTGAATACCTTGTGAGCCTTGAATACCTCGTTGACCGTTTGGAATAAAATCAATAATTGATGTTGCACCATAAGTAGCAACCGCACCATTCTGCCAACTTGTACCTGGGCTTGCATCAGTACCACCTAATGTACTACTTGCTACGTACTCAATATCAAAATGACCCCAATCTTTTCCTGTTCCTGATGTTGACCAAGTCCAATTTGTAAAGTTATAAATTACAAATTCATAGTCATCAGATGTCGTATCTTTTGGAGTACGAATAAAAATTTGACCTTTAGGTTCACTTGTTAATGTATCTAAGAAGTCAAATAAACCGTCTACTCTACGGCCTGTGTTTGTTAAATCGTCGATGTATAAAGTGGTTGCCTGAGTCACATCGCCATCATTAATTAACCAACTATTTAATCCTGGGAAACCTTCTGTTGTTGAATTGACGAAGTCCCAATCAAATGTTAAGCCACCACTAAATCCGATATGTCCTTGAATACCGTCATTACCTTGAAGACCTTGCATTCCTTGTAGACCCTGAGGACCTGCACGACCTTGTAAACCTTGTGTTCCTTGAATTCCTTGTGTACCCTGAGGTCCTTGAATACCTTGAGTTCCTTGAGGACCGACATCACCTTGAATACCTGTGAAACCTTGGATACCATTGATACCTTGAATACCTTGAGAACCAATATCGCCAACTCTTGTAAATGAAATGATACAAGCAGGACTTGATGTTAAATCTGAAACCGATGCTGTTGAAACAACGTGACTGATAAAGAATGTATGCCAACCAACATTATCAGTAATATTTGAAATTGCGTAAGTAACGGATTTTTGATTATCAGCAATGTTTGTAATTTGGATATAACCTTTAACATCACCTTCAACACTATCAATTGAGTCAAATAACTCTTCAAGATCCGCGCTATTCTTAGCGGTATTATTGATGAATAAAGCTGTAGGAGCAGATATGCTTGAGTTGTTAATTGCGAACTCATTAGCACCTGGGTTTTGAGCAATAACTCCAGTATCAAAATCAAACTCAAATGATACACCGCCGTATGAACCGACGAAACCTTGTAAACCTACATCACCCTGAATACCTGTGAAACCTTGAATACCTTGTGGACCTGCACGTCCTTGTGTTCCTTGAATACCTAAGTCACCTTGGATACCTGTAGTACCTTGAATACCCTGAGGTCCTGCTCGACCTTGTGTACCTTGGAAACCTAATAGACCTTGAACACCTTGGAAGCCTTGAACACCACGAACACCTTGGAATCCGCGGAATCCTCTTTCACCTTGAATACCTTCATTACCTAATATACCTTGAACACCTTGTGGTCCAATGAAACCTTGTAAACCTTGAACTCCACGGAACGAACCGATATTAACCCAGTTTGCTCCATCATAAATCCAAAGAGTATCATCAGATTGGTCAACTACAGCTTGACCTGTTGTTGCACCTGGGAATGCTGTATTTAATGAAGATTGGTCACCAGGACCTGCGATTGAACCGATGATTTCAAATCCAGGACCGTAATCACCTTGTAAACCTTGAGCACCAGTTGCGCCTTGAATACCTTGCTGACCATTACCTACTTGAGTGACAGGGTCAGATGCAAATACCATAATAGCAAATGCACTTGATGTAGACGGAGTTGTTGCATTACCATTGCTGTCATAGAATGAAGCTTCAAATCCATTAACTGTTTTACTTTGAATTGATACTAAACGACCATCGTCATTAAGCTCACCATCAGTTACGACCGTATAATCTGTGTCAGGTTGAGCAGCGCTAAAGGTAAAGTCTAATGTACCATTAACTGCATCCCAATTCGAAGATGAGATTCCTGTACCTGTAATTGCATTTGTGTCGTCAACTCGAATAAATGCAAATGGAAGAATAGCATCGACTGTGGTACCACCGCCACCTTGTATCTCGACCCATTGTGTACCATCAGAAAAATACAGCTTATCATTATCAGCGTAAACAACCGCGCCTTCATAGACGACGGGGTCAAGCGTAATTGGAAAGGCTTGCGGATTACCGAAACCTATTAACTGACTTTTTCCTGTTAGTGTTCCAAAAGACATTTAGTTTATTTCCTTAAATTCAAGTTTTATTAATAATATATTTATTCTTATTAAACAACATCGTCTTCCTCTGACTGACCTTGAGTGAAAGATAATGTTGCGTGAACTGCTAAATCAGTATCCGCTAAAATCTCTAACGTATCACCACTCTTTAAAAATTGGCCGTTCAGTGGAATCGGGATTGTTTGATAACCTGGCACTGGCAGTTGTCTTAATACATAAAATTCTGCATTTAAATCTTCTCTGTGCATTCTTACGTCAACAAGAACAGTACTGTTCGTTGTATTACATAAAATTAATGGCGAAATAATTTCACCTACACCAGGCTCAACTGTTGTTGAACCACCGAAAACTAATTCAGGAACTTCATAATTAGGAACATCCGCAAGAACTTGCCAGTTTGTAGAGACAACCTTATTGACCGCTACCGGTTTTGCATCAGGTGCCTGCGATGTTTGTATAGTTGTAATTGGCATTTTTCTTTATCCTATTTTATATTACTGCTCTACTGTTTGAAGCTCTTCTTGCGAGTTTTCTTACAGAAGATGTAAATGGTCGACCTTCAATTCGACCTGTTCTACCGTTAATTCTCAGACCTCTTGCGAAGTACTGGTTATTCAATTCATCAGCTCCTGACCAACGAATTCTACCACCATCCTCATTCAGTACCGAAGCAACCGCTGAAATAGCAGCACCTAAGTTTCTGAAGTTCAGAGGTAGAGCATTTCTGTTAACACCTGCTGATGCACCGTTAAACTGGTGAGCAATGGATTCAACCAATGATCCGAATACCAATGTGTTAGGTCTCAGTACATTGTCCTTCAAGCAATCATTAAATAATCCTTCAATCATTGCTGAGTGGTCAGTATCAGGTGATAGATTGTTTACAAGATAATCTCTCATTCTATCCCATGAGCCAGTGAACGCATCTAACAAGTCAGTATTGTTTGCACCTGCGTTGATGAATTGTGTTCCATTCCAATAATATATATCTCCAGCATAGAAGCTTGTCGCATAATCAGTCGCAACAATATATGCCCAGTTTGGTTTCATTCCTGTTAACGTTGCTAGGTCAGCAACATCATTTAGTGAACCTTTATATTTCAGTTTCAGCGCTGGGTTAGCAGGATTGAATACTGGGAACACATGAGTTCCGTCGTAATCAAAGAACGTTGAAGTAAATGTTCTAACCGCATTCTGATTTCCGTTTGTTGTATAACTTGGAACAGGTACTTGAAGATCTTCATATTTGAAGTCATTCATAACTGCGGTTAATAAGTTTCTTGCATCACGTCTTGTTAAGTTAATATCAATGAAGTCGTAAGTAGCATTAACGAATCTTACAGTATCTTCTTGTAAACCTTCTTTCCTTTGTTCAATTACATTTAATGCATCAGTAAACGCTGATTGACTGTATGTGTAATCAGGTTCTTCCTTAACAGGTAAGTACTTGGTATCATTATACAATTGAGTGTTATAGAAGATATTAGCAAGTGATTCAACTTTCTTACTTTCAATATCAGTTCCAATTTCACCTAATGTTAATTGTCCTGGGTATTCACCTAATACTATATCTTTACAAATTCTACCTAATTGACGATATGATTTCGCAGTAGGTATTCTCTGATCCTCAGGCAATCTGTAAATTTGATTCCAGAAGTAGAAATCAGCATTCCATCTCGAAGCAGTATTACCACCGTAGTTCAAGTCGAAGCTGAATGCATCAAGTAAGTATTGAGTATCTCTTCTGCATTTTGCTTTATTGTAATCAAGTACATTAAAGTTGCTGTTAATATGTTGAGTCACATCAGAAGCAAGTTCTTCAGAATTGTCATCAATTGTAATAGCAGCAGTTGATAATTCAGCTGCCATCCAAGTTGCTGTTTTCTCAATAGCAGGTAATTCATCAACATCATTTTCGTGAATTACATCTTCAACGTATCCAATCAATTCGTGAACTCTTGCACCTTCAGTTGCTGTCGCAGCAACTCCTGAGAAGTCTTGAGGAGTTAATGTATAACTACTTGCGTTTGTGACAGGTGCTTCTTGAACAACTTGTTCCATTGCATCGCCAAGGAAGTTGTATATTGAAGCAGTTTGTTTTCTTGTATCTGCAGGAAGTACTGATAATCCATTCTCGAAGTAAATACCTGCTGCCTGTCTTGAAGCAAAATTAGTATCATGTTGAATGTCATGCGATACTGCATCAATTAAGAATCCAATATCTCTTCGACATTTTGCATCTGCGAAACTTAATCCGTTATGTGCAGTTGTTAGATAACTAATTACACCGTTTGCATATACATCTGATTGTCTTTCAACCAATTCTTTAGAAGCAATATAGTTAGCACCCATCCAAGTTTGCTCAATATCAATTCTATCAGGAATAGTATTTCTAACTTCAACCTTATCGTCAACTGCGTTAGCAACAATTTCAACAAGTCGTCTTGCTGCGATTGAAGTATCAGGGTTTGCACCATGTACTGCTACATCCTGTTCTTCGATTGATTGATAAGAATGAATTCCATTCCAATATTCGTATTGTGTTAAAATATCACCTGTGTAGTATTTCTTCGTTCTTGGGAATAAAGTTGTTGTAATTGGTTTAGCACCTACAACATGTTCTATAATTTTTGCCATGTGTAAGAATGCATCTCTTGTTCCCATTCTTTGTTCGATTTGTAATCCAGTGTTAATTGCATTTTCAAAATACATTCCTGCAGTTTGAACTGTTGCTGAGTTTCCACCGTATTGAATATCGTGTGCAACAGCATCTACAATATAACCTGTATCTCTTCGACATTTTGCTTCACTGTATGGAAGTACTTCAAAGTATGTTGATAGATGATTGAGTACTCCACCTTGAACAGTTGACTTAACATTTTCAATTTCACCTTGAGCACCTGCGTTCACAGCATTGAATAATGTTGCATCAGGTTTTTCATGAGGCGGATTCATAAGTAATGTATTGTTCTCAATTGAAGAAGCAACAATATCAAATAAACCTTCCACTGCAGCAGCGGCCGATGCACCTGCGTTTCCTGAAGTAAAGTCTTGAGTTAAAGCATTACCTACTGATTTCAATCCACCGATATCTGTATCTAAAGCAATTAACTCAGCACAATCACCGATATGGTAGAAAGCAGCTGCGGTTGGTTCGCGTTGGTCTTCAGGTAATACTGATACTGCATTTTCAAAATACAGTTTTGCATCATTGATTGTAGCAAAGTTTCCACCGAACTGGATGTCATGTGATACTGCATCAATTAAGTATCCTAAATCTCTTTCACATTTAGCAACATCGTATGTATGACTTGGTCTGTTCGCAGCAAGCCAAGCTGTAATCTCAGCCTGTAAGAATGCTTTGTTATTTTGTAATTGAGATCTTGCACTTAACCTATTGAAGTTTGGTGCAGTATTAGTAAAGTCAATTGTATCCGCAGCAGCACTACCGTTTGTCATGATATCAATAATTTCATTAAACGAATCAGTAGTTCTTGTTTTCATAGCGGTATCAGTAACGGCAGCTACACAAAGATCTCTTGCGTATTTAATTGCTGAAACTGTTTCTGT